TAAATCAGGCGAACTTACACGGACTCACAGTGGGGTATTCCACAGCTTTCAATAAGAGCTTTGATACCACACAGTCCAATTATCAGAAGGTTGCAACTGTGGTACCAAGCACCACAGGAGAGCAGGACTATAAGTGGCTTGGACAGATGCCGGGTATGAGGGAGTGGATTGGTGAAAGAGAAATTCAGGCTCTTGCAGCGTATGACTACCTCATCAAGAATAAAAAGTTTGAGATGACCATTGGCGTTCCGAGAGATGATATTGAGGATGACAAGTATGGAGTATATACTCCTCTCTTCTCCAATATGGGAGAAGCGGCTGCCCTGCATCCGGATGAGCTTGTCTTTGGTGCCATGATGGAAGGCTTCACGGCGAAGTGCTATGACGGGCTCTCATTCTTTAATGAAGCCCACAAGGTAGGAAAGGAGACCTACAGCAATCGCAGCAATAAGAAGCTGTCAAGAGAGTCCTATATGGAGGCGAGGGCAGCCATTATGAGCATCAAGGGAGACAAAGGCAAGAGCCTGAAGCTTGTTCCTGATCTCTTGGTAGTGTCCCCGGCATTGGAAGAGGCAGCCAAGCTCATTTTGGAAGCTGACCAGATTGACGGTACTACCAACGTGCTGAAGGGAACGGCAAAGCTCCATGTAGAGCCTGCCCTTGCAGAGCATAAGGATTATTGGTTCCTGCTCTGTACCAACCGTTTCCTGAAGCCTTTTATCTATCAGCTCCGGAAGAAAATCAAGTTCGTGTCCCTGACCAAGGAAACAGATGAAAATGTATTCATGCTTGATGAGTTCCTGTATGGAGCTGACGGAAGAAGCAATGCAGGATATGGTTTTTGGCAGATGGCATATGGTTCCACCGGAGAGGTTGGAGCACAGGGATAAGGAGTAGGTGATCGGGATGTACTGTACCGTGAATGAGGTGCTTGAGATGATTAAGGATGACATGAAAAATGTCATAATTGGAGATGAGTATATTGAGGATGAGCAGGAACGGGAGGAGAAGATTGCAACGCTCTGTGATGCTGCCATTGTGGATGCTTGTGCCGAGATTGACGGGTACCTTGCCAAGCGGTACAGGCTTCCCTTACGGAAGGTACCACAGGTCATAAACAAATTTGCAAAGGACATATCTGTGTACAACCTTGTATCAAGGACGGGCATAGATGAGAGTGAAAGAGAGAAGACCTTCCTGAACCGTTACAACGCCGCCATCAAGTTCCTTCTTGATGTGGCAAAAGGCACCATCAGCATAGGCGTTGAGGATATAGGAGGCGGAAGCGAGGCAGCCAACGGCTTCAAAATGAAGTCTTCAGGTCGGGTGTTCTCAAGGGAAAGCATGAAGGGATGGTGATGGGATGTCATCAGTCAGGGCAGAACTGTCCGGAGAAACAGATGAGCTCCTACAACGCCTGAACCGATTGAGCCACCTTGAGACCCGTGGGGTTCTGAACTCCATAGAGGAAGGACTTAGAACTTCCACAGTGGAACGCTTCACGGAAGAGAAGTACCCGGAAGGAACAAGCTGGAAGACATCCATCCGGACAAGGGAGGAAGGCGGCAAGACACTCACAAAGACCACACAGCTCAAAAATAGCATCCGGTCAGAGGTGAGTGACGGTGGACTTGCAGTAGGTACCAATGACATCAGGGCAGCCACACACCAATTTGGTGATGAGAGAACAATAAGGGCGAAAAATAAGAAGTACCTCACATTCAAGGTTGGCGGTCAGTGGCGGAGAGTAGCCTCTGTCAAAGTAAGCATCCCACCAAGACCATTCCTTGGTATCAGCGAGGAAGACGAGCAGGACATCAAGGATAGCTTGGAGGAGATTTTTGAGGAGTAGGACATGGTAGCAGAGAAAAACTACTTGATTGAAACGCTGAAGAGCTCCGGCATTAAAAGTCAGGTCTACACCGAAATGAAAAAGCTGAAGCAGGGGAATGAGCCACATGTTGGTGCAGTATTGCGGAACGGTGAAACCCTCTCACGCTCCGGCTCAAAAAGAAAATTCGTAGACCAAGAGGGGCAGCGGAAGCGGAGGGTGAAGCTGTGGGATAGGAGCACATCACTCCATGTAGTAATAGCTGACACATCAGAGGAGAAGGTGGAAAAGATACTTGACAGCTTTCTCCGGAAGCTCAAGAAGGGCATAGATGTGGATGAAAATTGGGTGAATATCGTGGTAGGTGAGGTGGACTGGGTAGAAGAGGGTGACAGCATCCTGAAGGCGAAAGTAGCAGTACAGTTTGACATCACTTTTGAAGGCGGTATTTATGAAGATAGAGACATCAAGCCAATGGACATTGGCTCTGTCGGATAAGGAGGACAATATGGCAGAAATGAAAACGGCTGCAACCTTAAAAACCATTGAGGAGCTCAAGCAGGAGCTTGGGGTATCTGATGCGGTGTTTGAAGGTGTCAAGGCAGCCAACGGATGGAAGAGTGGAAGACAGGTGGAAGCGGATGCTTTCAAGGAAGCCTGTGCTGCCTTCCTGAAAGCCCCGGTTGACGGGAGAGTAACGGATGAGGAGGCGAAGGGATAATGTTCGGAGATGTAAATGTAAAAGTCGAAGACGGGAACCTTGGGCGGAGCAGCTCAACGGGAACCGGAACACATATCAAGATAGGTATTTCCAATGTGGAAAGCAAAGCCCCTATCCTGATCAGCGGAACCATGAACGCCAAGAAAATCAAAGAGAAGGTTGGAGAGACCCCATTGGCGGATGCCTGCATTGATGCGGTAGAGTGGGGAGCAGCTTCCATCTATTGCATCCCGGTAAAGGCAGGGACAGCCGGAACTATTGGAGCGGTTGAGGAAGAAAAGGCAGGATATGGGGAATTTACGGTGACAGGAAGCCCCAACAATGCCTATGACATTGTGGTAGAGGTGATGGATGACGGGGAGTGCAATGAAGGCAGCTTCCGGTATTCCGTAGATGGCGGAAATACCTTCACAGAAGAGATGACCATACCTGTCACAGGAGAAGTCACATTGTCTGCTACCGGGCTTGTAGCAAAGTTCACGGATGCAGAGGGAGGCGGCAGCTTTAAGTCAGGAGACTGCTTCACATTCTCTACAACATCCCCGGCTATGAGCAATCAGGCGGTCATCAATGCGGTGGAGGGGCTTATCAACAGCCCTCTTGCTTTTGAGTTTGTCCATATCGTGGGTACATCCTCTAAGGCTCTGTGGGCTTCCTTGTGTACCCTTGCCAATGACTTCCTGACAAAGTACAAAAGACCGCTCTACTTTGTGTGTGAAGCGAGAGGAAAGACCGCAGATGAGACTCTTGAGGAATATGCCAATGCCATGCTTGAGGAGAGGAAAGGCATCAATAACATGTACATGCAGGTGGTGTGCAGCAACTCCCGTTATCAGAGAATGGATGGCAGGGTGCAGGATATCAACAACGCAGGTATTGTGACCGGGCTCTATGGTCAGGCGAAGGAGTCACAGAGCATTGGAGAAGTGAAGAGCTTCCCTATCTCTGAAGCCAAGATGCTGAAACTCCTTCCGGAAGGAATTGAGGACTATATCAAGACTTTAGATGATGCCAAGTATGTAACTATCCGGAAGTACATAAGCAAGGAAGACTTCTATGTCACTTCTGCAAACATGATGTCACCGGAGGGAAGCGATTATGCCTATGCGGAGGATGTCCGGGTATCTAACAGGCTTGTGAAGGCTGTCCGGGCGGCTGCATTGGATGAGCTTCAGGTGGAAATTGACCCCGGAGACATTGAGACAAGCATTGCCAATATTCAGGAGCAGCTTGCTACCCCAGTGGAGGATGCTGTCCGTGATAAGATTATCAGCTCCGGAACTGTGGCAATCGACACCGAGAACCTCAACATCCTTGTGGATGAGAGCCTTGATGTCAGAATAACCTATGTACCTATGGGTCATGTGAGGGAGATGAACCTGACCTTTGCAGTAGAGAACCCATACGCAGCATCTTAGGAAGGAGGTAGAGGAATATGGCAAATAAACAGTTAATCAATGGGAAAGTGTATGACTGGTCAAGCGTGACAATCACGGCTTCCGGCATGGAGAACATGGAGCCAATGGAAATCTCCTATGATGATGAGCAGGAGAGTGAGCCTATCTATGGCAAGGGCGGAAAGATTAGAGGGTATGGTACCGGAAATCAGAAGAACTCCGTCAAGCTGTCCCTGCTCCGTGAGGACTTCAATGAGATGTGCCGGGTCATCAAGTCCAAGGGATATAAAAACTTTTATAAGTATGTCATCCCTAAGATTGTGGTGAATTATGCGGATGAAGGGGCTGCAACCTGTACGGATACACTGACCAACATTGTAATCTCCAAGCGTAGCTTCAAGGCGGCACAGGGAGATAAGAGCATGAAGGTTGATCTTGATGGCGTGGCAATGGGCGGCATTAAAATCAACGGGCTTGATGCGTAACTGATAACAGAATAAATGACAAAACGGAGGTAACTATCATGGATAGAGAGATGGAAAATAAACTTCTCAACGCAGGAAAAGAGAATGAAACAGCAAAGGGAACGGATGTGGAGAGCCTGAAGGAAAAGTATTCAGGGACAGATGAGAAAATCTACACAGTAATCACAACGGTACAGGTGGATGATGAGACCGAGGAGGAGTTCACATTCCTCTTCAGGAAGCCGAAGCCTGCATCCTATGACAGATATGTGAAGACTATATCCAACTCTGTCACAAAGGCATCCAAGAGCTTTGCTTTTGACAATATCATTGATGAGCAGAGGGAAGAACTGAAGAAGACCGTGGAGGAGTACCCGGCAATCACTATCAGCCTTGCGGATAAGCTGCTCCGTATGCTTGGACTTGCGGACACGACATCAGTAAAAAAGCTGTAGAAGATGCCAAGGAGCAGTTCAAAAGCAGCTTTGTGAGCTATGGGAAGATGGTCATATACACATATCTTCCCAAGGAACTGCTTCCGGAAAGCTTTGAAGACCTGACCTTTGATGAGTTCTTTTCCCTGTATGGTCAAGCGGATTGTGCAAGGGAGATGAGGATAGAGGATATTGAGACAGGCGTAGCGAAAGGCATAGCAGACAATTTTGGAGACGAATAAAACAAGCCCCACAGCCGGAAACTGTGGGACTTGAGCACACCTCTATGAACTTCTGAAGACAAGTATACCACAAATAGAGAAAAAAGCAACAGGGAGGTGGTTGCATGGGTATGGAGTCGGTATACAAATTGTCTGTTATCCTGAATATGGTTGACAACCTATCCGGTCAGATGGGCGGGGTCGGGAACAATGTGACAAACACGGTCAACAAGCTCAATACCGCTTTTGGAACTATGCAGAGGGCAGGAGCGGCAATGGCAGGAGTTGGCGGTGCGATCACCGGGCTCTGCATGAAGACGGTCACAGCCACCTTTGACACACAGAACGCACTAGGGGAACTTTCTTCCCTTGGGGTGAAAGACCTGAAGGCGGTGGAGAACGCAGCAAAGAGCTTCTCTGATACATGGGCAGGCACAAGCAAGTCAGATTTTATCACGGCAGCTTATGATATTAAGTCCAGTATCGCATCTCTGACAGATGAAGGCGTGGCACAGTTCACGGAACTGGCAGCCCTGACGGGTAAAGCCACAAAATCGACAACGGAAGAGATGGGCTCACTGTTCGCTACCGGTTACGGCATCTATAAAGGGTTCTATGATGACATGTCTGACCTTGAGTTTGGTGAGATGTTTTCCGCAGGGATAGCAACGGCAGTTAAGAACTATAAGACATCCGGCTCCGAGATGGCGAGTGCTATATCAGCACTTGGAGCAACGGCAACCAACGCCAATGTCCCATTGGAAGAACAGCTTGCCATCATGGGACAGCTTCAGACCACAATGTCCGGCTCTGAAGCAGCAACAAAGTATAAGTCATTCCTCAATCAGGCATCCAGTGCCGGGGAGAAGCTTGGGCTGACCTTCCTTGATACTAATAATCAGCTCAAGTCCATGCCAGAGATACTGACGGAGCTGAAGGGCAAATATGGAGACACGATAGATGCAGTAGAGAAGAGAGAGCTGAAGGAAGCCTTTGGAACGGATGAAGCGGTTGCCCTCATTGACTTGTTATACAACAACGTGGAGACATTAGACTCCGGAATACAGGACTTGCAAGGCAGCATGAAGAGCGGTATCACTGTGACGGAAGAGATGGCGGAAGCCATCAACAACACACCGGAGCAGAAGTTCCAAGTGCTGAAGCAGCAAATACACAATAATGTGGAAGAGCTTGGAAATGGACTCCTTCCGGCGGTCAATAACACTATGGACAAGGTGAGCGGACTGATAAAGAAGGGCTCCGATTGGATAAGCAACAATCAAGAAACAGTACAAAGCATCATGAACATAGCCTTGAAGCTTGGCATATTCCTTGTGATAGCCGGAAGCGTGATGGGCGTGGTCGGAAGCCTTGGGAAACTCTTCTTGTCAGCCAAGAACGCTATAGGGCTTGTGAAGACCGCAACCTTGGGAATGAATACAGCCTTTCTTGCTTCACCTATCACATGGGTGATAGTCGGGATAGTGGCATTGGTAGCCGCCTTTGTAGTCCTATGGAATAAGTCGGAAGCGTTCAGGAGCTTTTGGACAGGGCTTTTTGAGCAAGTGAA